AAGCAATTAGAAAATTATATAGGGATCAAGCAGCACAAGCGGTACAAAAAGTAGTTGATGATGCAACCAAAAAAGATGAAGAAGAAAGACTTAAAAAGTTAGATAGTGACCTTAAATTCCTTCAAATTAAATTGGATGCTCAGGTTCAAGGAACTAAGGGATATTATGATGTTCAACGTGAAATATTAAAGAAAGCTGAATTAAAAGAAATTGAGGACTTAAAAGCGTCTGATGATTTTAAGGCTTTAACAAAAGAGGAACAAGAGAAAAGACTTTTAGATATAAAGAAAAAATATCAAAAACAGTCTGAAGCGTTAAATATGCAAGAGATTATTGCATATGCTGAAATGGCTTCAAAAATTGCTGGTATAGGTACTCAAATTACTGCAGCACTCGGTGCAATATATGAGAACCAAATGAATAGGGAGTTGAAAGCTGCTGGTGATAACCAACAGAAACAAGAGGAGATTAAGAAGAAGTATTTTGAAAAGAACAAGAAGTTACAGATTGCAAACGCAACAATACAGATGTTTCAATCCGCAATCTCAGCGTTTTCATCTATGGCAGCAATTCCTGTAGTTGGTCCTGCTTTAGGTGCTGTAGCAGCAGCCGCAGCAATTGCGTTGGGTATTGCTAATATTAACAAGATCAAATCACAAGAATATGAGAGTGCAAGTACAGGTGGTGCAGCGGGTAATCAAGCTGCAGTAGCCGCACCAAATTTAGGTAAGAATTATGAACAAGGTGGTTTAATAGGTGGTAGAAGACACGCACAGGGTGGAACAATAATTGAAGCTGAACAAGGTGAAGCGATAATGACACGTGGTGCTGTAACAATGTTCGGACCTTTATTATCACAATTAAATCAAATGGGTGGTGGAACGTCATTCAGTAAAGGTGCGTCAGGTCAAGCAGGATATGATAGTCCAAGAGTTACAGATACAATAACACAACCTCAAATAGTGAAAACTTATGTGGTATCAAGTGATCTAACAAACGAAGCACAGAAACAGGCTCGTTTGAAAGATTTATCAACACTTTAAATCTAAACGATAAAAAAGTATATTTAATATTATATGATAAAGAAAGAAAAGATATTTGAATTAAAAATAGAAGAGGATGATGAACTTAGTGGTGTTGATGCGGTAAGTTTGGTTGATGAACCAGCAATTGAGATTAATTGGGTTGCGTTCAACAAAACACATGAAGATTTTGTTATACCTGATGGTGAGGATATGAAGTTCTCATCTATGATTATTGAGAAAGGTCAATCTGAACAAGATTTATTTGACGATGGATATGAGATGGTTAAGGAAGATTTTATATCATCATCACCAAATTCACCTTCATTTGAAGATACTGAAGAAAGATTAATTAGATATAAGTATGTATTAAACCCACAAGCGTCAGGGAGTCCCATTAAGGAGACAACAAGAGAGTTTTGTAAGGATTTACTACAAAAGAATTTAGTGTATCGTGTTGAGGATCTAGAGGGTATTACAAACGATTTGGGAAGTTCCGCAATGGTATGGAGAGGATCATATAACTGTAGACATTTATGGCAGAAGATAGAATATAGACGTGGAGATAGAATTGTTAATAAAGGGTCAGTTACAAAAGGTAGAATTGATGGTGCTGAAAGTTATGATGTATTAGGTGAACCTCAACCTGATACAAGGGTGCCAGGTAAGTCATCGTTTGGTTATGACAATCCTTTACCATCTTATGTGGATGAAGTATCAGGTGATACAATATCTAAATCATTGGTAGAACCAACAACATTTGAAAGTTATAGTGATTATCCTGATAGTGTTAAGAACAACGCTAAAGCGGTATTGAAATATGTGGAAGAAAATGGATGGGGAAGTTGTGGAACACCTGTTGGTAAACAACGTGCTAATCAACTTGCTAATGGTGAACCAATCAGTTTGGACACAGTAAAAAGAATGTATAGTTACTTATCAAGACATGAGGTAGATTTGGATTCAAGTAAAGGATATGGTGATGGATGTGGTAAATTGATGTATGATAGTTGGGGAGGAAAGTCTGCGTTAAGTTGGGCACAATCTAAGATTAATCAAGAGGAGAAAATGTCAAAACAATATTTCCAAATTGATAGTGAAGAAAAGAGAATAGTATTAGGACCAGCAATGGTTCCTGATCAAAAGATATTTAGAAAGGATGCAATGGGTAATCCATATTACGTATTTTTTACATCTGATACAATTAGAATGATTGCGGAAAAGTATATGAAGAATCAATATACACGTAACAATGATTTGATGCACGATGGTAAGGCGGTAAGAGATGTATATGTAATTGAATCTTGGATCAAGGAAGATGAGAACGATAAGTCTATAAAATATGGTTATGACGTTCCTGTGGGTTCATGGATGATTGCAATGAAGATCGCTAAGACACCAAAAGGTGATGAGGTATGGAACCAAGTTAAGGAAGGTAAGTTAAACGGATTTAGTGTATCAGGTTTCTTTGAGGAAGTTCAAGCGTTCAGTAAGGAAGAGATGTTCTTATATAAGGTTGCTGAGATACTAAAGAAATATTAAAAATAAACCCCTCAATTACGAGGGGTTTTTTGTTTAGAATACTCTTGTTTGTATTTTTACAAGTTCAATCATTATCTTAGTTAAATGAGATACTTGTTGAGTTAAATCAGATATTTGTTGATTAACATCAGGTTCATTATTCCAATTAGGATCAATTGTATATATTTCTTCTAATTCAATAAAATCATCCCATTTTAATTCCATCATACTTTGATCATCACAAATGAAATAATATCTTTGATAAAATTCAGTTCGTTGATTTTTTTTCTCTTTTGGTGCTGCACCATCGGTAACATTAACTAATACCATTTTATCATAACCCCAAGGATTATAATCATCCATATCAGGTTTCCTAATGTAAGTTACAGGTTTCATCTTATTTTGTTTTAAAAGTTTTGAGGAATATCCCTCTTTTTATCTTTTGTTCCACAAAGATAAAACATATTTACCAATCCACCAAAAAAAACTTTTCCACATAGTTATCCACATATAAATGGTAATAATGACTTATATCTATATATATAAGTAGGAATAAATAAAATAAAATAAAAGTAAAATTATGTCAAATTCAAAAAGTGCTATTCAAGAGATTAAATCCCTTATGGTACAATTTGGTTTCTTAAAGAATGAAGAAACTGAGATTGTAAAAGAGATATTTCTTGACGCAAAGTTGATTGATGGTACTGAAATTAAAGTAGAAGGTGATTCTTTAGTTGAAGGTGCTAAAGTTATGGTTGTTACAGCTGAAGGAGAAATTGTAGCTCCTGATGGCGTACATGAAATTTCTGATGGTACGAAAGTTGAAACTAAGGAAGGTCTTATAGTTAGAATTGAAAAAGTTGTAGCTGAAGAATTAGGATATGAAAAACCTGAAGTTGAAATTGAAGTATCTAAAGAAGGAATGGAAAAAGAAATGGTAGATATGTTGAAAGAATTTATCTACAAGATGGGTGATAAAGTTAAAAAGATGGAAGACCAAATGTCTAAATTATCTTCTGACTTTAGTTCATTCAAAAAAGAACCTGCAGCAAAAAAGATTGCTGATGGAAAAACTGAAAAGTTTAATAAAACAGATGACTATTTGGATTCTAAATTAGAAGCCATTACAGCATTAAGAAAAACAAATAAATAATTAAAAACAAAAATTAATAAAATTATGAAAATTTTATCAAGAGAACAATTCGCTTATGACGTTGCATCTATCGGTGGATACGTTGACCAAGTTGGTGGTGAATTACTTTCAAAAGCGTTAATCGGTGGTACAACTGCAAGATACGCAAACGTACGTTTAGGTATTAAAGGTACACAAGCATTGAATTTATTAAATTCAGTTGCAGTATTCCAAGATGGTACTTGTGGATGGAATCCAACAGGTAACACAACTACTTTCTCTCAAACAAACATCACAACTTGTCCTGAGAAGTATAATGAAGCATTATGTTACAAAGATTTGTATGATACATACCAATCAATGTTAATGGCACCAGGTCAAACATCTGAAACAGTTCCATTTGAACAACAAATTGCTGAGTTAAAAGTTAAACAAATTCAACAAAGAATTGAGCAACAATTATGGCAAGCAACTACTGGAACTTCATGTTTCAATGGTTTCAAAACATTAATCTCTACAGGTACAACAGGTGTTGCTAACTCAAGTGGTACAACTTTTAGTTCAACTGCTTCTTATGGTACATCTGGTAACCCTATTACTGAAGTAGATAAGTTGATTAACGTATTAGATGACAACGCAATGTCTCGTGAAGATTTGATTTGCTTCATGTCATACGCAAATTTCAGATTGTATATTCAAGCGTTAACACGTGCTAACTTCTTCCAAAACTATATCGGTTCATCTGATATTACAGGAATGATGGAAGCTACACATCCAAATACAAATGTTAAAGTTGTTCCAACTATCGGTTTGAACGGTTCTAATGAAGTTGTAATCGGACCACGTGAATATTTCGTAGTAGGTTTTGACTTATTGTCTGACCATGAGAAATTAGTAATTTGGTATTCTAAGGATTTTGATGAGTTAAGATTACGTGCAAACTATAACTACGGTGTAACAATCGCTACGTTTGGTTCAACTGCATACTTCGCAACAAACAACTTAGCGTAATAAAAAAACTTAGGGGGTGAAAGTCCCCCTTATTTAAAAATAAACAAAAAAATTAAATTATAATTTTATGGCAGGATGTTATATATCTTCAGGAGTTGACTTAGGTTGCTCCGATGGAATAGGTGGTATAAAATCTATTTGGGTATTGGGAGCAAGTGGTGCAACTGCACCAAGTGTTACCACTGTAGCAGTTACAGGAACAACTGGTCCTATCACAGGTATTACAGGTACAGGAGTTTGGTATAATTTTGAATTAAAGAGAAACACATCTTCTTTATCTCAAAATACAACTAAGAACTTTGAAAACGGTACTATCTATTGGGAACAAGTTTTAACCGCAGTATTATACAAATACGACCAACTTAAGAGAAACCAATTATTGGTATTAGGTCAAAATGACCAAATTGAAATTATCGCTATAGATCAAAATGATACACAATATTTTTTAGGTCAAGTAAACGGAATGTATTTAAGTGGTGGTTCTGCTGCTACAGGTACAGCGTTTGGTGATAGAAATGGATTTGAATTAATCTTTACAGGTCAAGAAGCTGCACCAGCTAATACAGTAAGTGGAACATTAAGTTCTATCTTTACTGCAGGTGGTTTTGGAGTAGTTGCATAAATGGTAGGTCTGAGGACCGAATTTTCTATATCTCTAATTCTAATAGAAAGAGGGTCTAAGGACCCTTTTTTTTATGCTATACCAATTCAAAATGATTTTTTTTATATTTATAATTAAAGAGTATAAATGATCTATTTGATTAAGGGACAGAATAACAATTTGGTGTTGAATATTAACAATAATAGTAGAAATACTTTTACTGGTTATACGTTAAACTTTACACACGTAATGAGTAAAGAGATTAAGAATTATACAATTAATATTAGTGATCCTGCGGTGTATTTTCAAAATATTCGTTATTGTGAAATATTATTACCATTAGCAACAAATGATTTGAATTACTTAGGTGAATATATATTAAACATATATGGTCAACCTGATGATGAATTGGTTTATACAGGTATAACTATTTTAGAAGGTACTGAAGCTGGTTCAGGATTTACACAATATATCTCACCAAATGAGGATAACCACAACTATATTTATATACAAGATTAATTATGAGTGAAATAAAAAAATACGACTTAAAGAGAATCAACTTTGACCGAGCATCGGTTCCTGTTTTTTCTGAAGTTTTACAAAGATACCCTTGGGTATATTACGGAGATACAAACCTCCTACCTCAATACTTTATTGAGTTATATGATAACTGTGCAATCCATAAAGCGGTAGTTACCTCAAAAGTAAATCAGATTATGGGTGATGGTATTGTATCATTAAACAATCCAATGGCATCAGTTAATCTTATTAATCCATCTGAGAATGTATCTGATGTAATGAGAAAATGTGCATTGGACTTTATGTTATTTGGGGGTTTTAGTTTACAAATTGTAAAAGCAAGAGATGGTTCAATTGCTGAGATATATCATTTGGACTTTAGTAGAGTACGTAGTGGTAAATTAAATGAAGATGATAAGATTGAAAGTTATTTCTATTCTCCTCATTGGAAAGATACAAGAAAATATACACCTGAAGAATATCCTACATTCAATATGGAAGGTAAAGGTGATACACAAATTTATTATTATAAAACATATATTCCATCAATGAGTTACTATCCTGTACCTGATTGGTCAGCGGGACAACGTTCAATGGAGATTGATATTGAGACCAAGAACTTCCATATGAACAATTTACGTTCAGGAATGGTTCCATCACTTTTCATTAATATGAACGGTGGAATCCCTGGTGAAGAAGAACAACGTATTTTAACACGTGCGTTGGAAGGACAATACGCAGGTTCAGATAACGCAGGTCAAGCAATTATATCATTCAACGAAAGTAAAGATACCGCACCTGAGATTGTACAGATTCCACGTAACGACAACGATTCCTATTATTCCAGTTTGTCAGATGACATCACACGTTCAATCTTATCAGCACACCGAGTAAGTAGTGCTGAGTTATTTGGTATTGCTAC